TATTCATAACTTCTGCTCTCACAGTATTAGTTATACCAACAGCAAAGTTTAAATTTTGTGTTACATTAACACTTGATCCACCACCCATCATTTTTTTACTATCTGAATTATTTTTTATACTTCCTGCTCCATTAGGTACGAATAACTCTGGACCTCTCTCTCCAACTAGAGTAGGTGTGTTGGTTTGTACTGTACCACCACCTGCCGCTCCTGGACCTATATGACCTGGAACACTTGAAGTGCCTGATCCACCAGTAAATATTCCTCCAACAGTTTTAAGAATACCTCCTAAAGATACACCACCACCTCTGCTACTTCCTTTAATTCTTTCTTCCATTTTTCTTTGTATTTCATCAAGAAGCATAACTTTGATAATCATTTTCTGTAATTCAACAACTATCTCTTGTAAAATATTTGTAAAATTAAGAGTGCCTAATTTACCTCTAGCCATAGCATCAGCTATCTTATCTCCTACACTAGCGAAAGTTCCACCAACAGTAGTAGCAACTTTGTCTAATCTTTCTTGTAAATCTAGTTGTACGTGTTGTTTGTCTATTTGTGTTTCTAATGCTTTAGTCCCAGCATCTACTTGTAGTTTAACTTCTGCTTGTGATAACTTACCACTACTACCAAGTTTTTTATATAAATCATCTGAAAGTTTAGCAACAGCATTTAATTTTGCTTGTTCTCTTGCTGTCTTACCTAATAAATCTACTTGTCTATTTGAATCTATTTTAAATCTTTTAACAGCTTCTTCTCTTAATTTTTTTAGATCGTGTTCTTGTTTTTCTTTGTCATCACCCTTAATTTTTGGATTGAACATAGATCTTTCTTCTGCTAATGCGTGTTCTTCTTTTGCGTCAGCTAATTCTGATAATACTTTTTTAATTTTTGTTGCTCTTGCGTCAGAAGTGTCTAATCCTAAAATATTAGTTGCACCTAATGCTTGTATTGCTATTAATTCTTCTTTGTATTTTTTAATATGTTGATTTACTTGTGTCATGGTTTTTAAACTACCTGCATCAACATCAAAAAGGCTAAACACCCTATTTAGTCTGACTAAAGATGCTGTTAGAAAATCAACTGCTCCTACACCTAAACTTGTTTGTTCAAAGAATAAATCAAAATTTTCTCCTAATGAATCTATTGCACCAGCTAACCCTTTTGCGGCTTTCACACCAGCACCACCAACCTGCTCGTCTAGTGCTTTTAGAATAAGTCTTTGTGCTTCAACCTTTCTACCTGTCATTGTAAGAACTTTAATCTGTTCTTTCTGTTGAGCAGTAAAAGAAATACCTACACGTCTTAATGCCCCTAAACCAGTAATAGGGTCTTCAAGTGCTTTACCTAATTGTGTTGCACCAGTTTTTAAATCTCCAAATCCTACTTCAGCTAAATCTTGTGATAATCTCAATGTGTCTTTAAATACTGATCCACTAATAGATTTGAATGTTAATAATATACCTGCCGCATCTCTAACTTTTCCAGTAGATGCTAATGTGGCAATACCTATCTCTCGTGATAAATCTTCAATATCAGTTAAACTTAAACCTGCCGCATTACCTGTTGCTTTTAAGATACCCTCTAATTTAAGCATTTGGGTTTGAACACCCATTGTATTTTTTATTAGTTTAGAAAGAGCTAAACCGAAAATAGTAACCCCAGCAGTCGCTAATGCCGCCCCAATACTAATTCTTCCTAAAATAGCACCAATAGCAGTTATACGACCAGCAACAGGACCTAAAGGACCTTGTACTGCCGCAATCGAACCAGCAACATTGGTAAAAGATTTTTGTAAATTTTTATTACCCCCAACAGCTTTGTCTGTAGTTTTTTTGGCTTTTTTTCCAAATTTACTAACTTGTTCCTCTGCGGATTGAACTTTCTTTTTAAAGTTAGCCGTCTTTGCACTTAAAACTATTTCTATTGTGTCTATTGTAGCCATATTAATCGGGAAATTTCCTCATTAGTTCTTCCATTTCGTTTTTAACTAATGGATTGTTAGTTTTATTTTTGCCATTCTTTAAATGATAACCATTCAAAGCTGACATAAATTCTGTTATTGATAAATCCCAAAATACTTTTGGGGAGAATCTTAATACACCAAGACCTATTTCTAGGTATTGCTGGATTGGGTATTTTGTTGCTCGTTCTCCCCCTGTACTAAAGGGGAATCATTATCTTTGTTATTTTCATCATTAGTATCTACAAAAATTGTACCTAAAACATTTGCACATATAACTGCTGAACCAACTAAACCTGTGGTCATAACCATATCTCCAACTGCTGATAAAACAAATTTACCACCAGCACCTTGTAATGCTTCGTGTAAAACAATTAAAATAGTTTTAAATGAAAATTTATTACTAGAAAGTTCCTGTGCAACAACCATTATAGATTTGCCAGTTCTTTCTTCTATATTTACTATACTCTCAAAGGTAAGTCTAAAAGTTCTTTCTTTATCTCCTAGCTTACCTTTGATCTCACCTTTATATTGATTCGCCATCTGTGTCTTTTCCTTTCGCTGTTTCATATTTTTTAAACTTTTTAAGTGTTTTGTTAGATTTAACTATATCAGTTGTATTAACTGATTCACAAGTTATTTCCGATCTACCATTTAAAATTGAAATATTTTGAACAACTACTTTATCGACACCGATAATGATATGGTCATAAGGTTTAACTGGTATATCAATTTTTGCTTCGACAGTTATTACGCCCTTTCTAGTAACCTTGTAAAAACCATTATAGGTTTTATCTCCAACCTTTATCTCAACCATTTTGTACCCATCTGTCCATTCCATATATTTTTCCTTATTAGTTATTAAGCATTCGCATAAGTCATTGTACCATTTGATTCAAGACTTACTGAAAAAGTTTCTTCTCCGTTATATTCTCCTGCTCTTTCATAAGATGTAACTATGAAAGCACCTTTTACAGTTGATCCATCTCCAAAAACTAAATCGTAATTTGCTGAACCCCCAGTAAATGCCGCTCCTCTTATATTGTTTTCTCCTGTGGAATCTGTAAATACTCCACTTGCAGATAAACTCATACTTCTTATTCCCATATTTGCACCTAATGCTCTACCTATATCGTGTCCTGATGATCCAGTAAATGTTGCTGAGTCTTTTGCTGTTATATCTACCATTTCTCCGTTAATAGACATTGATGTACTTCTCATTCCACCAATAACTACTGGTGTTCCACTGCTATTTTCTTTGAGTAGAAAGCTACTACCTTTTTGTGCCGCCATGTTATTGCTCCTTTATTTTATATTGTTGTTTATGAACTTAAAACAAATGCACGAAACCTTTGTACTCCATGCGTTGTAAGTCCGTCATTTTCTTTTATAGTATCTGAAAATTCAAATCTCATATTTACAAGACTTGCTCCTGATACTGATAAACTCGATTCGTGTAGTATATCGTAAACTACTGACATAATATTTTTAATTTCTACACTTCCTCTATATCTTGAAAAGGTATGAACTTCAATAGTGAAGTCTGAACCTTTCTTATCTTTAGTACCATTGTCTACCATAGTGTCTTCTCCTATTTTAACATAAGGAAAAGCTGTGCTTTCAGGCACGAAATCGTAAACGTCTGTTACTAAATTCTGTAATGTACTGCTTTGGTCTAAAGCATTGAAAACTGTTTGTTGTAGTGCTGAAGAATAATTACTCATTTAACTAATCTCTCTATTGCTGTAACAACCCTTTTAAATACAGCTTGTGTTATTTTTTCTTTACTCTTTACAAAAGCTGGAAATAAAAATGGTCTAGGTTGCATCTTGCTAGTACCATATTCTAAGAATGCTGAATAGTCAGCACCACTTTCTACTATTGTAGTATTTGGGTTTTTTTGTTTAACTCTAATCTTACTTACTAAATTTCCTGTATCACTTGCTGGTGCTTGTCCTGGAGCAGATGCTCTATGTGATCTACGAGGATTATATTTTTCATATACTATTCCTGACTTAGCACCTGATTGAATACTCTTTACTGCTTCGGCTCTTATTAATTGACCACCACCTTTAACTACTTCTTGAAAAGGTTGTTCTAAATCTTTATTTAATCTTCCTAATTGTGACATAACTTTTTTTAAATTTTTAACATTAATCTTAATATCCATTATGCTATACCTACATTTTCTTTAGCTTGTAGTGTTATATAATTATTATCATCATTCTGATCGTTAATTTTAAT